CTTCGATCCTCGTAATTAATTCCAAGTAACCCTAATCCCTTTGATATCGCTTCTTCCCAATCTTCCCTAGATTCTACATCTTCACGAAATTTAGATTGAAGATCCGAGGACAAAGAACCAAGTACATCATCATCTAATACCTCGGCTAAATTGGCATTGTGATCATAAGGCTGGGCAATAACCTCAGTTACCCCCTCTTCCATAAGTTCTATACCATCAGGGAGTTGAGCCTCGGTACCCGGTACTTCGACCTGGAGACTATCTTCTTCGGGCATCATCTGACCCCCTGCTCCCATTGATCCTTCTACCATGCCTGCGATTTGTCTAGGTTGTATTGCCATTATGTAATCCTCGTTACTCTTTTTTTACCAGGAGCTAGTATATCAGAAAATCTGTTCTTAACTAACTTCCCTTTTTTGTGTGGCTTTCTATTTAACTTTTTTCGTATTTTCAAAAGTCTAGTCGTCATTAGTAAGTACCTTTAAACATTCCACCACGGTTTCTCATAACACCACCCATTGCTTTTTTAACTGGCTCAAAAGTTCCTATAGACCTCATGTCAGCATAAAAACTCTCTAAAGCTAGAGGATTTAAGTTATCAGTAAAATCTTTAATTTCTTTATCTGTCATGCCTGATTTTTTTAAATCAGAAATCATTTTCTTTTTACTAGCCATCATTAATACTCCTTAATAATATTCTCTTGCTCTTTTTGGAAACCAATCTTCTGCGATTTCCTCTCCTTGTAAACTAATAAATCCACCTTGTCTAAATCTCATTAGTGCCATAGTCATGCTATCACAATAGTCATCATGGTCGCCATTCGGAAAAGATGCAACCTCTTCGATAACTTCGTCAGCAAACCTTTCGTCAGGATACCACACTTTTCCAGATTCGAAAATAGGAGATACCATATGCATCCTCGTGGTCTTGTCCATACCACCCCCACCCTTTCTTCTACCGGGACTGAACGTAGTAACAGGTAAATTAATTAATCGTAACTCATCAGCCAAAGATGCACCAGACGCTTTCGCCTCAATTAACATCATGTCTGGCTCCCAATACTCGTTTTGCTCTATAGCAATCTCCTTGAGTTCTGGAAAATTCCAACGCCCTTTTTTAGCATCTAACAAAATTAAATGCTGCTCTCCGTTTTCTTTTGGCTCAAATACACCCCAAGTCGTAATAGCAGAATAGTCAGCACTCTCTTTTTTGCTATACGCAGTATCATAACTCTGAATTATGTAGTCCAATCTCGGTGTATCTTCCCTCTCCCATAACTGCCACCAGTCTCGTTTGACCATAGCAACGTCATCAGAAGTGGGATCTTGTTGCCACTGAGCATTCCATTTACCAGGAGATAGTGACGCTTTGACTTTTAGTAACTCTTCCTTTTTCCAAAATTCATGCCACAGCGGTTCCCCCGAAGGCAGTATGGCTGGGAATTCAATCACTTCCCATTGATCTGCCATAATGTCTTTTGCCTGTGCCCCCAGTAACCTGCCTGTCAAATCTTTCTTAGACCATCTGGTTTGCACAATTATTATGGTACCCCCCGGTTGTAGTCTCTGCCGAGGTCCAGAAGTGTACCACTCATATGCTGTGTCATACGCACTAGCCGATAAAGCATCTTGTTCCGAGTGCGGATCATCAATGATTAACAAATCAGCACCACGACCCGTCATTGCAGCACCCACCCCTGCAGCGAAATATTCCCCGCCTGCACTAGTCTCCCAACGACCTGCTGCTTGGCTATCCTGTTTCAAGTCCGTGTTGGGGAAGATCTCAGCATATATGGGATCGGCAATGAGATCTCGGACTTTCCTACCAAATCTTACAGCAAGTTCGGTATTCATGGTAGCCTGTATAATTTTTAATTTTGGATTACGTCCCAAGAACCAAGATGGCATAAGATAGGATGCAAACTCTGACTTGGAATGTCGAGGAGGCATATTAACAATCAATCTTTTTAGTTTACCCTGGGCAATAAGCTCTAACTTCTCAGCTATAATGCTGTGATGCCTACCCTCAATGAAACCGTCATACACATGCTTTGCATATGACATGAACTTCTCACGGGCCTTGTCTCTCGTTTCTAGCCTCTTGAGTTGTTCTTCCAGTAACAGGGTTTCTTTAAGTACCTCATCGGGCAACGCTTCTAGGTTCTTTAACATGTCCAAACGATAATACATTTGAATGAAATTATCAACCTAACTATTACAGACGTAGTCTGCAAGCATACTACGGTCATATGTGGGGGAGGGGGGGCCTTGGTTCTAAAAACTTATTTTCGAAATTCACATAGTAACCCCAAGTTGCGAATGATTATCATTCTCACCCAGGTTTTCAAGCTGTGACATTTTTATCACAGCATAAAAAAATAATTTATTATCTTATATTATTTACTTGTTATATAATCTTATATAATATAATATGATCTTATAAATTAATTTAACAGAGAGTAAAAAAATGAAATTATTAGATACAAATCAAAGTAATACAAAAATTAAAAAGTCTATAGAGTATATTTCTTTATGGCATAATTTAAACCCAGAAAATACAGACTTTGCAAGCTTGTCATTAATGCCAGATTATAAAATCTGTGGCGGGTCTAAAAGTGCAGGCTGTATGCAATTATGTTTAAAAGATGCTGGATTTGCTAGAATTTTTAATTCTGTAAATATAGCACGTCAAAATAAAACAAACTTTTTATTGAATGATAAAACTGGTTTTATTAATCAATTAAAAAAAGAACTATCAAACTATAATAAAAAATGTATTAAGAATAATAAAAAAGGGTTTGTTCGATTAAACACAATTAGTGATTATCCATTTTATAAAGCTGGCGTAATGAATGAAAATCCAGAATTAGTTTTTATTGATTATACAAAAATAGCTAAAAGATTACATGAAAAATTGCCTGATAATTATTATTTAATCTTTTCATTTTCTGGACGTGATCAATATGCAAACCAAGTGAGACTTGCATTAAAAACAGACTATCCAATTTCAGTAGTATTTTATGATGAACTACCAAAGACATTTTTAGGACGTGAGGTTGTAGACGGCAACAAATCAGACTTAAATAATGTTTTAGAATTCAATAAGATTATAGGTTTAACATTCAAAGAAATTGACAAAGATAATTTTAACGAATTTAAAGATAATGGATTTATTGTCTATAATCATCAATTAGATTTTTATAATAAAAAGTTTTTAAATTAATCTTTTAAAATCTTAAAAATCAAATAGCAGGTTAAAACCTGCTATTTTTTTGCTTAAAAAAAATTTTGAAAAATGACCGTAATATAGTAAGACCGTAGGTCTTTCATGACCGTATAAAAAGTATGACCGAAGGTCATTCCATGACCGTTGTCAGCTTGACCGTAGGTTAAGATGACCGTTTTTATGTGACATAAATATCACAAGGTATAAATAAAAAATAAAATAATTAAATTAATACTTGTTATTATATATAAGATAATATAATATCTTCTTATAACGTTAACAAACAGAGAGAGTAAAAAAATGGATCAAGGTAAAAAATTAATAAAAGATGCTATAAAAGATGGTTTCATTATTAGGGTTTATTATGAAGATGATTATCAACCTGCTTATATTGGAACAAATCTAAGTAAAGCTTGGGACGATGCGACAGCTTGTGATTGTTCATCAATCGAGTTTTTTAAAAAAGATGATCAAGGCAAGATCACGGAACACGGTTCAGCTTTTTTGGTTCACGGAAATTCACCTGAGGAAACAATAAACGATTATTCCATTGGCGGATATGCTGAATCTTGGGACGATAGACAACAAGCTTAATTTAACATGGTGTGGATTTATTCCACACCAATTTTTTTGAAAGGAAAAAAAATGAATAGACATTGTTTTACTGTAGTCACAGATGATCTAACAGATCATGAAACTTTTAGAGTTGCCAAAGTTATTGAACATGAAAACGGATATTATCCATTAGGTAAAAAAGATTATTCAGATCCAAACGAATTAGACAAATTCTGTGGGTCTTATAATGATATGGAAAATATTTCTAAGTTCTTAAATAGTAAATTAAAATTAAGCAATGAAGAAATTGATAAAATAATTTTATCATCTATGAAACTTGGGATGAACTAACGAGTTACTCTCGGCTCTCTCCCCGAAAGGGGAGGGGGTTAAAAAAATTTTGATGACCGATCTATGATGACAGTAGTTCAAGGCAGGTCGCAAGACCTGCCATATAGGTCGCAAGGTCGCAAGACCTTGAACCTAGGTCGCAAGGTCGCAAGGCGACCCCCCTCCCCTACCCTCCCCTACCGAGGGGAGTGTGACATTTTTGCAACACCTCTCTTGCAAATATGCAACAACGTCTTTGATCGATCCTCGAACTAAATATTCTATGTCCTCGATCCTAGAACCTTGAAACTCCAAAGCTTTTCCTCCCTCAAATAAAAATAGACATCGCTCCTTGGGACTAGATGCAAGAAAAAAACTAATGCCATTACTTCGGTCATATTTGATATGCCAAGCTATTTGTGACTTTTGTAGGATAATCCTATTATTTTTTATTATTTTTAATTCAATAAAATAAACATTGCCATTCATACATATAAATGTGTCAGGTATGCCCTCTCCAACCCTATTTTCTATCCTCTGAAAGAACGTCTTCTTGGGTAGGTTTTGTTTCAGTACTGTTGATAATGTCTTCTCTGTTTTCGCCATCCTCTATCCTCTTATATTGTCCCTCAAAGGCATAACTATGTGCTTTCCTTAATTCTGATAATCTAGCGACAATTTCATCCCTTGATAATTTATCTATAGTATGAACATTTTGAACTTCTCTTTTATCTACAGATAATCCTCCTAATGCTGATCGAATTTTTTCTGCATTTATGGAGGCTGAAAATTGTCCCTCTTCTTCTGCTTTATGAGATAATTCAGAAAATCTTTTTAGCTGACCAATCAATGTCACTCCATATTTTTTTTCTCTCTCTTCTCGAAGTTGTTTTATATATTCTGTAACTAAAGGAAAATCTTTTCCGTTT